TGGGCCGTCAAGCTCGCCGAGGCGGCGCTCACCGGTTCCGGTGACCTGACCGCGACCGGCAGCCTGATCGTCCAGCTGGCGGCCGCCGTCACCGGCAGCGGCACGGTGTCCGCCGCCGACATCAAGGCCTTCCTGCAGCTTGCCGCCGCGCTTTCGGGTAGCGGCAGCGCGGCGGGTACCGCTACCGGTCGCGGGGCGCTGATCGCAGCGCTCACCGGAGCGTCGAGCCTGAGCCCGACCCTTACCGGCACCGGCGCGCTCGACGCCGACATCGTCGTCACCGGCACCGGCCTCACGACCGCGAACGTCGGCGAGGCGGTCTGGTCCGCGATTGCGGCGTTGAACAACACGACCGGCACGATGGGCGAGAAGTTGAACGACGCCGGCAGCGCGGCCAACCCGTGGACCGAGGTGATCGAGTCCGGGTACACCGCGGCCGAGATCCTGCGGCTGATCGCCGCGGTGGTACAGGGCGACGCGACAGGGTTGGAGGATGCCTCCGTGACCTTTAAGTCGATCGACGGTACGACCAACCGCATCACCGCCACGCAGGCGAGCGGGACCCGGACCATCACGGGCCGTACGGCCACGTGAGCTACTTCGGCAGCTGGAACGGGAGCTACGCAGGCTCCTGGTGGGGCCGCGTCTCGGCAGCGCTGCAGAACATCTTCGTTATCTTCGCGCGCCGTCAAGGGCGCCGGTAAAGGAAACCCCAACCCGTGTCCGATCAGCTCGACGACATGCCCGACGACGTGCGCGAGGTTCTCGAGGCGGCAGACACGCCCGAGAAGATCGGCGCCGCGCGGCTTGCCGCGCTCGCCGTCACGCTCGTCCAGAAGCGCGACGAGCACGTGGCCGCGCGCCTGGAGTCGGGCATCGAGAGCGTGTGGCTCGCCGCGGAGGAGGCGTACGTCGGCATCGACGACGCGAACCGCCACGAGTTCGCCGACGCCAAGTGGGCCAAGCCCACCAGCATGCAGGGCCCCGTCACGCTCGAGAAGGGCGTGCGCGAGGCCGAGGTGCGATCGAACGTCTTCGTGCCGATCACGCGTCGCTACGTCGACGTCGGCAGCGCGAAGGTCGGCGAGATCCTGCTGCCGCCCGGCGAGAAGGCCTTCGGCTTCACGTCGACGCCGGTGCCCGATCTCCTCGCCGCGGCGAACGACACGCGGCAGGTCGTCAAGAACGGGGTTCCCCTGGAGCGGCCCGCCCGCCCCGAGGAGCTCCGACCCCCGCCCGGCGCCGCCCCCTCCCCAGGCGGCCCTTCCGTCGCGCTCCCGTCGGCGGCCGCCACTGCGGCGCCGGGCACCCCTGGCGAGGCCTACGTCCCGCTCACCGTCAAGGACCTCGTCGAGGAGCAGATCGACCTGGCCCAGAAGTCGGCCAAGAAGGCCGAGCGCCGCATCTTCGACTGGATGATCGAGTCGCAGTACCCGGCCCAGGTGAGGAAGGTCATCTTCGACGCCGCGCGTCTCGGCGTCGGCGTGCTGCACGCGCCGTTCCCCGACGTGCGGACCGCGAAGCGCGTGAAGGATGGCGCGCTCGTCATCCAGAAGAAGGTCGTGCCGGCCTACGAGTGGTGCGACCCGTGGTCGATCTACCCGGCGCCTGGCTGCGGCGAAGACCTCCACGCCGGCGACGGCATCTTCCGCATGAAGCGGCTCACGGCGAAGGAGCTCCGCAACAAGCGCGGCGCCCTCGGCTACATCGACGCCGAGATCGAGGCCGTGCTGAAGGAGGGCCCGCGCGTCGACGCGAAGGCCGACCGCGGCCCGAACGGCGACCCGTCGCGCAACCGCCACCTCTACACGTCGTGGATCTACCACGGCACGCTCACGCGCGAGGAGTACGACGCGACGAGCCCCGTGAAGCTCGACGTGAAGAACGAGCTGAAGGTCGTCCACGTCATCGCGACGATCGTGAACGAGCGCGTGATCCAGATCGCGCAGCAGCCCCTGGACAGCGGCGAGTTCCCGTACCACGCCGTGCCGTGGTGCCGCAGGCCGGGGTCGTGGGCGGGTGTCGGCATCCCCGAGCAGATCGCCGTGCCGCAGCGGATCCTGAACGCTGCCACGCGCGCCATGCTGAACAACGCCGGCAAGTCGGCCGGCTCGATCACGGTGGTCGACCGCGGCGCCATCCAGCCCGCCGACAACAACTGGCCGCTCACGCCGGACAAGCTCTTCTACAAGAAGGACGACTCGTCGATCGACGACGTCCGCAAGGTGTTCGCGTTCTTCCAGGTCCCGAACGCCACGCCGGCGATGCTCTCGATCATCGAATATGCGCTGCGGCTGGCCGAGGAGGCCACCAGCATCCCGCTCGTCTCGCAGGGTCAGTCCGGCGCCACGACGCCGGAGACCTACGGCGCGACGCAGCTGCAGAACAACAACGCCAACCAGCTGCTGCGCTCGATCGGATACGCGTTCGACGACTTCCTCACGGAGCCCGTCGTGCGTCAGTCCTACGAGTGGCTGCTCCTCGACGACGAGGTGCCGGAGGACGAGAAGGGCGACTGGCGGATCAACGCGCACGGCTCGAGCGCGTTCGTCGAGCGGGCCATCCAGGACCAGACCATCCAGCAGCTGTCGGCGTTCGTGCTGAACCCCGCCTTCGGCACGGACCCCAAGAAGTGGTTCGCGGAGTTCATGCGGACCAAGCACCTCAACCCGGCCACCTTCCAGTACACGCCGGAGGAGCAGGCCAAGATCGACCAGAAGGGCACGCCGCCCCCGCCGCCCGTCATGGTCGCGCAGATCAAGGCGGCCGACGCCGAGAAGCAGCGCGCGGCCGACCTGCAGGAGGCGCAGCTCAACGCCGAGGCCGTCAAGGCCGCCGCGCAGGTCCGAGGCGAGGCGACCGTCCAGGTGGCCGAGACGCGCGCCGAGACCGACCGCATGCGCGTCCAGAAGGACACCGACCGCGACACGATGTACGTGCGCGCCGAGGACCAGCGCACGCAGCACGAGTTCGCGGCCCGCATGCGCGAGATCGAGCTCAAGCGCGAGCTGGCGCTACTCGAGTACGCCAACAAGCGCGAGCTGAAGCTGGAGGACGTGAAGAAGCAGCTCGCCGACACGTCGATGCGCCTGCAGGTCCAGCGCGAGCTGGCCGGCGTCTCGCACGCCGTCGACCTCGAGGCCCAGCGCAGGGACCACAAGGTGGACCTGCACAAGCACCACACGACGCCGGCCGACGGCGGTGAGGTGATCGAGCCCGCCGCCGAACCGGCCGGCAAGGCGCCGGCGGGCGAGAGCTTCGCGAAATGAGCGGCGACTTCAAGCTCGAGCCGCACGAATTCAACACCGCCGTGTGGGCCAGGGTGAGGGCCTATTACGAGAAGCGCATCGCCGCGCTTCGCACGCAGAACGACAACACGCAGCTCACGGCAGAGGAGACCGCGGTGATCCGCGGCCGCATCGCCGAGGTGCGTGGCCTGCTCGCACTGGGCAGGCAAGAGGATTCGCGGGAGGGATCCCGCGGTACCGCCGCCGCCCCGTAAGGACGGCATCAGTAGCGGTCCACGCCAATGGCGCCGACCGTAAGACGGAGTGGAGCGAAAGATGGCTGAACAGGCCGTAGTGGAAAGCGACGACCAGGTCGCTGCAGTGGAGGACGACGCACCGGACACCGACTTCGATGCAGGCTTTTCGGGCACGCCCACGGAGGCAACTCCGCCGGCAACGACCGAGAAGACGGCGAACGAAGGTGTGACGGACGACGCCGGCACGAAGCCGGCCGAGGACGCGGAACCCGCGCCCGAGTACGTGCAGGTCACCAAGCAGGAGCTCGAGAGCCTGAAGGCGCTCTCCACGCAGATCGAGCAGATCCGCGCCGAGGCGAAGAAGGGGATCGACACCGCGCATGGCCGGTACGGCGAGCTCGTGCGAAAGCTGCAGGAGATCCAGAGCGCAACGCCCGCAGGGTACGACGTGGAGGTCACCGACGACATCGTCGCGGATCTCTCGGAGGAGTTCCCCGAGCTGGGCCAAAAGGCGCTCTCCGCGTTCAAGAAGTTCGCCGGCAAGCTGAAAGGCACGCAGCCGGCGGGCGTCGACGCGGGAGAAGTCGAGAAGAAGATCGTCGACACGCGCCAGCAGATCGCGCGCGAGGTCCTGTCGATCACCCACGAAGGCTGGGAAGAAGTGGTTGGCCTCCCGGACAAGGACGGGAAAGTTCCCGACACCGAGTACCGGCGCTGGCTCGCGCAGCAACCCGAGGAGTACCGCACGTCGGTGCTCAGCACGTGGAGCGCCGCCGAGCTCGCGAAGTCCATCACGAAGTTCAGCAAGGAGAAGGCCGCAGCCGAGCAGGCAGCAGCCGCATCCGGAAAGGCAGCAGGGACGAAAGCGCCCGCCGCCAAGCAACCCACTCGAAGCGACCGGTTGGCCGCAGCAGTGACCCCCAAGGGGGAATCCGGCGCAGCGCCGGGCCCCACCGAAGACGACGAGTTCGAGGCCGGCTTCAAGAGCGGCTAAGGACCACAACATCCAAGGACCATCAAGATGACGATGCACACCTTCGCCCTTACCTCGGGGCGGATCAACAAGTACAAGGGCCAGATCCTGTCCCACGCCGTGCCGATGGAAGTCCTCGGCCGCACGGGCCGCCAGGTCCCGATGCCGAAGAACTCGAGCGACACCTACGTCGCCCGCCGGTTCCTGCCGTACGGCGCGACGGCCACCAGCTCCAGCACGATGAACCAGTTCTTCGCGAACGGCACGGGCGACCGTGCGGCGACCCTGGTCCAGGCGCACCTCGTGCAGGAAGGCGTCACCGCGGCGCCGGACTCCATCACGCCGCAGGACGTGACGGTCGTCGTGCAGCAGTTCAGCTGCCTGTACGGCTTCACCGACAAGACCTTCGACTTGTACGAAGACGACATCCCGGCCGCGATGATCACCCAGGTCGGCGAGCGCGTGACGCTCGTCAACGAGATGATCATCTACGGTGCCCTGCGTGCCTGCACGAACCAGTACTACGGCGGTACCGGCACCTCCACCGCGACGGTGAACGGCGGCCTCACGCTGGGCCTGATCCGCAAGATCGCCAAGAACCTCATGGCGAACCACGGCAAGCCGGTCAACAAGATCCTGTCGGCCTCGGGCAGCTACGGCACGACCCCGATCTCGGCGGGCTTCACGGTGTACTGCCACACCGACCTCGAGCCGGACATCCGCGACCTGCCGGGCTTCATCCCGGTGGAGAAGTACGCGTCCGGCAAGCCGATGGAGAACGAGATCGGCGCGGTGGAGCGCTTCCGCTTCATCACGTCGCCCGACCTCCCGGCCGTGCAGGACGGTGGCGCCGCGATCGGCTCGACCGGCCTGTACTCGACCACCGGCTCGAACATCGACGTCTACACGATCATCGTGACGGCGCAGGACGCCTGGTCGCAGATCGCCGTGCGCGGCAAGAACGCGCTCGATCCGACCTACCTGCCGCCCGGCCAGAAGTCCAAGGCCGACCCGCACGGCCAGCGCGGCTACGCGGGCACGATCTGGTGGAAGGCCGTGATGATCGAGAACAACGGCTGGATGGCGATCGCCCAGGTCGGCTCCAAGACCCTCTCGTAATCCGCTGATGGATGACGGGGCCTAGGCCCCGTCGCCTCCAGAACAGGAGACACACAGATGCAAGACACCATCCTCCGCAAGCTCTCCCGAATCGCGGACCACAGCGACAAGGAGATCCTGCGGCAACTGCTCACGGCGATCGGCGACCGCCTGTCGTCGTGCGCGACGTCGACGGCGGGCCTGGTCATCAAGATCGGCGGCAGCACCCTCGCCAAGACGGGCGCCGCGGTCTTCCAGGCCGTCGTGCAGGGCAAGTCGATCGCCATCGCGGCGGCCACCGACATGCCGGCCCTGACGGGCCTCACGATCACGGCCAACAAGTTCAACGTGGCGTGCTTCTTCGTCGACTCGTCCGGCACCACGTCGGTCGCGTTCGGCACGGAAGGCGCCACCGAGAGCGCGGTCGTGTTCCCCGACTTCCCGGTCGGCAAGGCCCTCATCGGATACCTCGTGATCACGCACTCGGCGACCTTCACGGGCGGCACCACCGCGCTCGATACGGCCACCACGAAGTACGTGAGCCCCGTCGGCGCGTTCGACCCCACCCTCCTCGTCTCGTAAGAAAGGAGCCACTCGATGGCCCAGATCCTCCCCACCAACGGTCTCACCCTCGGCTTCGCCAAGACCGGCGCCGTCGCGGGCACGACCAACACCTTCACCACGACCGTGGCGTCGAACGGCATCATCAACGGGAAGTTCGGCACTGCCCTCGGCGTGCTGACCAACTCCGCGACCACGCCGACCACCGACGCCAACACCGGCGCGACGTTCGTCACGATCCCGTCGAACTACTGCGCGGCGGTCGTCTTCGGCGTGAACTTCGCCGGCACGCTGGTCGGCGTCCAGGGTCCGCTCACCGCGACCCTGGCCGGCTCGGGCAGCACGGTCGGCTCGTTCGACAAGGCCCCGCAGTTCCCGGTCCTGCCGGACGACTTCCTGCCGATCGCCTACACGGTCATCCGTGCGGCGCCGTCCCTCACGGCCGGCTTCGTGGTCGGCTCGACCAGCTGGGCCGCGTCCGGTGCGTCCTGCACCACGTTCCAGTCGATCGGCACCCTGCCGAACCGCCCGCAGATCTCGTAACCCTGCGGCAGCAGCACCGACCGCCGGCCCTGAAAGCCGGCGGCCGTTCACGCCCCGCAAGGGGCGTTTCCATCTTCAGGAGCGCAGAACACCATGTCCGAAACCAACGCCATCAACGGCCCCGTCCGTCGTCCCGGCCGCGAGCAGCACAGCGCCGACACGCGCATCGACCAGAAGGCCGTCATCACGGACGGCCGCCCCGAGGGCGACAACATCGTCCAGGCCGACTCGAGCCTCACGGCCGACATGCTCTCCGAGCTGGCCTTCATGGAGGACCCGGTCACGATCCGCATCGAGCCGAGCTCGGCCGAGAACGCGCCGCCGGCGATCGACTGCTGGGTGAACGGCCGCGGCGCCGAGGCACTCATCAACGGCCGTTGGATGCAGCTCGGCTGGCTCCCGGTCGGCGTGGTCGTCACCACGAAGCGGAAGTACCTCGAGGTGCTCGCCAAGGCCAAGCGCGACCGCATCACGACCAACGTCGTGAAGCTGCCCGACAGCGAGCGGAACGAGATCCAGCGCGCGACCACGTCGATCGCGCCCTTTTCGGTGATCAGCGACCCGAGCCCCAAGGGCGCGGACTGGCTGACGCACCTCCTGCAGCGGAACTTCTGAGGCCATGGACTTCCTCGCCATCGTCAAGCGGCTGCGGGCCGAGTGCGGCATCACCGGCACCGGCCCGACCACGGTCGTGTCGCAGACGGGCGAGCTCGGCCGCTTGGTCGACTGGACCAACGACGCCTGGCGAGACATCCAGACCGCGCACCAGGACTGGGACTGGATGCGGACCAGCACGTCCTTCGCGACCGTGCAGGCGCAGGCCACGTACCCGCTCGGCAGCGGCGCCGGCACGTGCGGCGTGACGGCGGCGACGTTCGGCATGTGGGCCCGCAACACGGGCCGCTCGTACGTGACGAGCGTCGGCACGAACAGCGAGGCGATGCTCGACTTCCTGCCGTACGACGCCTGGCGGAACACCTACCAGTTCGGCGCCACGCGCGCGGCGTACTCGCGGCCGGTCGAGTTCTCGATCGCGCCCGACCGCTCGATCTGCCTGGGGCCCGTGCCGATCTCCGGCTACACGATCACGCTGGACTACTTCACGGCGCCGAGCGACATGGCCGCCGACGCCGACATTCCGGCCCTGCCGACGCAATACCACATGGCGATCGTCTACCGGGCCATGATGTTCTACGGCGCCTACGAGGCCGCGCCCGAGGTGTACCAGCGGGGCGAGGTCGAGTTCCAGAAGCTCATGCGGCGCATGACGGCGGACCGCATGCCCGAGATGACGTGGGGCCCGGCGCTCGCATGAGCATCCGCATGCCGGAGGTGAAGTACGCCGCCTGGGAGTTGAAGGGCGGGTGGGACCAGATCACGCCCACCCTCTCGATCGACCCGGGCGCGCTGCGCGAGGTGCAGAACTTCGAGGTCGCCATCGGTGGCGGCTACGCGCGCATCGCCGGCTACGAACGCTACGACGGTCACGCGAAGCCGAGCGACGCCACCTACGCGGTGGTGCAGGTCTCGTCGTTCACGAACACGCCCAGCACGGGCCAGACCCTCACGGGCTTCACGAGTGGCGCCACGGGCACGATCATCGCCGTCGGCGCCGACTACGTCGCGCTCACCCAGCAGACGGGATCCTTCACGGTCGGCGAGACCGTGAAAGTTGGCGCCACCGTGATCGGCACGACCGTCACGTCGACGACGTCGCTCACGTCGAAGCAGAACGCCCAGTACCTCAACGCGGCCGCCGACGTCTACCGCGCGCTGATCAGCGCGCCGCCGGGATCCGGTGCGATCCGCGGCGTGATGGGCCTGTCGGTCGGCGGCACGGACAACGTCTACGCGTTCCGCGACAACGCCGGCGGCACGGCCGTGGACCTCTGGAAGGCCACCTCCACGGGGTGGACCCAGATCACCATGAAGAACGAGGTGTCGTTCACGACCGGCTCGGTGACGACGCCGGCCGACGGCGCGACCCTCACGCAGGGTGCCGTCACGGCCACCGTGAGGCGCGTCATGGCCTCGAGCGGCACGTGGGCCGGCGGCACCGCCGCGGGCCGGCTCATCATCGACAACCCGACCGGCGGCAACTTCGCGGCCGGCGCGGCCACGCTCTCGGGCGGCGCCACCGTGGTGCTGACCGGCGCGCAGACCGCGATCACGATCACGCCCGGCGGGAAGGTCGAGGCGATCCAGGCCAACTTCACGGGCTCGGCCGGCACGCTGCGCCTGTACGGCGTGGACGGCGTGAACCGCGCCTTCGAGTTCGACGGCACGACCTACGCGCCGATCGCGACGGGCGCGAGCACCGACGCGCCCAAGCACGTGGCGTCGCACCACAACTACCTCTTCCTGTCGATCGCAAGCTCGATCCTCTACTGCGGCGTCGGCACGCCGTACCGCTACACCGCCACGGACGGCGGCGGCGAGATCGCGATCGGCGACACGGTGGTCGGCATGCTCGTGCAGCCCGGCGCGCAGACCACGGGCTCGATGGTGGTCTACGGTCGCTCGAACACGTTCGTGCTGTACGGCCTGTCGGCCGCCACGTGGAACCTCACGACCTTCAACACCGGCACGGGCGGCCTCGACTACACGGCCCAGAACCTCGCGCAGCCCTACATCCTGGACGACCGCGGCGTCAACACGCTGTCGACCTCGATCGCGTTCGGCAACTTCACACAGGCCACGCTCACGCACGGCATCCGCACGTTCATCAACAACGCGAAGTCGCGCGTGAACTGCTCGTCGGTGGTGCGCGAGAAGAGCCAGTACCGGCTCTACTTCAGCGACGGCTCGGGCCTGTACCTGACCATCGTGAACGGCAAGATGATGGGCAGCACGCAGGTCGTCTTCCCGACCGCCATGAACTGCACGTGGTCGGGCGAGCTCTCGAACGGCACCGAGGTGCAGTACATGGGCGGCTCCGACGGCATGGTGTACCTGGCCGACGTCGGCTCGAGCTTCGACGGCGCCAACATCGACGCCTACATCACGCTGCCGTGGAACGCCATGCAGTCGCCGCGCGTCCTGAAGCGGTACCGCAAGGCGAGCGTCGAGATGAAGTCGAACTTCTACGCCGAGATCTCGTTCGGCTACCAGATCGGCTACGCCACCACCGAGATCGACCAGCCGGCGCCGACGGCCTACGCGACGAACTTCTCGGGCTCGCCGCAGTGGGACGCGTTCACGTGGGACAACTTCATCTGGGACGGCGTCACGGTGTCGCCAACCGAGGCAGCCCTCAACGGCACCGCCGAGAACATCCAGATCACGATCAGCAGCACCACCGACTACATCATGCCGTTCACCGTGAACTCGGTGATCGTCCACTACACGCCCAGGCGTGGATTGAGGTGAGAACGCAATGAGCGACTTCTACGACCACGCCGGGTACCCTGCAACGGGCGCGTCCGGCGCGTCGGCGGCCATGCGAGCCGAGCTCGACGCCATCGCGGCGGGCTTCGCCAAGCTTGCCGCCCTGACCGGCAACGGATCGAAGTTCCTGCGGGTCAACGCCGGCGGCACAGCGTACGAGGCGATCGACGGCCCGACCCTCGTGACGGCACTCTTCGCGAACGTGATCTCGCCCACGCAGATCACGTCGAACCAGAACGACTACAACCCGACCTCGCTTTCGACTGCGACGGCCGTGCGGATCTCGACCGACGCGAGCCGCGACGTCACGGGCCTGCAGGGTGGCGCCGCGGGGCGCGTGCTGCTTCTCATCAACGCCGGCAGCTTCAACGCCGTGCTGAAGGCGGAGAGCGCGAGCTCGAGCGCTGCGAACCGCTTCGCGCTGACCTACGACCTGACGCTCCTGCCGGGATGGATGGCGCTCCTCTGGTACGACTCGACGAGCTCGCGCTGGCGCATGGTGGGCCTGCAGGCTTCGGCGTTCATCCAGACACTGCTCGACGACACGACGGCAAGCGCGGCGCGCACGACGCTTGGCGCGACCGGGTACTCCGACACCCGCGCCTTCGGCGGGCGCCTCACGCTCGCCAGCGGCACGCCGGTGATGACGACCGACCAGACCGCGAAGACCACGGTCTACTTCACGCCCTACAACGGCGACGTCATCCCGATCTACGACGGCACGGACATGGTGCCGACGCAGTTCACGGAACTCTCGCAGGCCACGACCGACGCGACGAAGTCGCCGGCAGCGGTCGCGGCGAGCAAGAACTACGACGTTTTCGTATGGAACGACAGTGGCACGATCCGCGCAACGCGCGGCCCGACGTGGGACTCCGGCGCGGTGGCCGGAAGCGACGTGGTGCGCGGCACCGGCGCTGGCTCCACCGAACTGCAGATGGTGAAGGGCATCTGGACGAACAAGAACGCGATCACGAACGGCCCCGCCGCGAACCGCGGCACCTACGTCGGCACGATCCGCTCGAACGGCTCGTCGCAGATTGACTGGAAGCTCGGCAGTAGCGCGGCCAGCGGGGGAGAAGCGTTCCTCGGTGTGTGGAACATGTACAACCGGGTGAGCGTGATGCCAGCGGTGCAGGACACGACGGACAGTTGGACGTACCAGTCCACGACCATCCGTCCGATGAACAACTCCGCGACCAACCGCATCAGCTTTGTGCGAGGTCTTGACGAGGACAGCGTCTGGGCGCAGAACAGCATCGGAACGAGTTCGTCTGGTTCCGGCGATCTTGGTATCGCCGGCATTGGATTGGACTCCACAACGGCGAACGCTGCGAATTCCGCAACTACTCAACCGTCCGCGGCAGGGGCGGCTAACACCTTTGCGTCTCTGTATCCGTCCTATGCGGGGCTACCGGGGATCGGTATCCACTACCTTCAGTGCTTGGAGCGCTGCGTCGGAGTGGTCGCGGCGGTGACGTTCTTCGGCGATGAGGGCGCGCCGACCGTGGCGCGGCAGCAGTTCACCGCCCAAGTGAGGGCCTAATCCATGAACGCACTTCACACCCAACTCATCTCCGCCGGTATCCCCGTGGTCGGCATCAGCATCGGCCGCAAGGACGACAAGGCAACGTGGCGCATCGACTTCGCGCCCGAGGCTACCGACGAGCAGAAGGCACAGGCCGCGCAGATCGTGGCCGCGTTCGACGTCGAGAAGGCCGAGCACAACGCCGGCATCGACGCGCAGATTGCCGCGCTCGAAGCGCAGCGCCCCGGCTACGTCCGCGGTGTGCGCGAGTTCATGCTCGGCATGGCCCTGATCGCAAAGCAGCAGGGCGGTCCTGACCTCATGCTCACCGCCGGGATGCAGAACGTGAAGGCCCTAGACGACCAGATCAAGGCGCTGCGCGCGCAACGCCAATGAAGAACCTCGCCGCCTTCTTCCTGCTGGCGCTGCCCTTCGGCGTGACCGCGGTCCTCTCCGCGCTGATCGCGCCGTTCGCGGCGTGGTTCTACGAGTCGAGCGCCTACGCGAAGAACCTGCTCCGCTCGCTGGACCGCCTGGGCGCGGCCCTCGTCGGTTTCAGCGGCGCGTACACCGTGAGCGCCGAGTGCGGCGCGCGGACCGACTGCGCGGTCTGCATGCTGGTCTGCAAATTCCTCGACCTGATCCAGCCGGGGCACTGCGTCGGCGCCGCGAAGAAGGAAGGCCTCCTGTGAACGACGCACCTCCCCGCCGCCGGGCCGACGACACCCGCATGGACGCCATCGAGAACCGGCTCACCGCGCTCGAGGGCGCGATCGCCGAGAACACCGCCCTCACGAAGACGGTCGCCGAGGTCATGGCGTCCCTCCACGTGCTGGCCGCCGTGGGCAAGTGGCTGGCCGCCGTCGGCGCCGGCATCCTCGCCCTGAAACACCTTCCGGAGTGGTTCCGATGAAGCTGATCGACGACTGGCGCGCGCTCGCGCCGCGCCTCTGGTCCATCCGGCTGGCGATCTTCTCGGCCCTCCTCGGGGTGGCCGAGCTCGGCCTGCCGCTCTTCCACGACTTCATCCCGCCGAAGGTCTTCGGCACGCTCTCCGTGCTGGTAGCCCTGGCGGCTGCAGGGGCTCGGCTGGTCAAGCAGGTACCCCCGGAGGCCCCCGAAAAATAGTTGTTGCGGCCGGACTTAGCTTCTGCTACTCTGGGCCCTTCGCCCTTTGCTGAGCGTCCGATGCCCGAACCGCAGCAGCCGAGCAGCAACCTGAAACGCCTGATCGCCGTGGTCGGCCTCTCGGCCGCCACCGCGCTCACCGCCGGCGTGCCGAAGCTGGAGGGCATGGTCCTGCGGGGCTACAAGGACCCGATCGGGATCGTCACCGCCTGCGCGGGCCACACCAAGACGGCCGTGCTGGGCCGATCCTACACCCGCGAGGAGTGCGTCGGGCTCCTGCAGCAGGACCTCGCCGAGCACGCGCTGGGGGTCCAGAAGTGCACGCCGCTCGAGGGGTTCACCCCGGGCCAGCGGGCCGCCGCGGTGAGCTTCGCGTTCAATGTCGGCGTGACCGCGTACTGCAAGAGCGGGTTCGCGAAGAAGCTCGTCGCGGGTGATCCGACCGCCTGCGCGGAGCTCGACAAGTGGGTCTACGCCGGGGGCCAGAAGCTGCCCGGCCTGGTGACCCGCCGTCGGGTCGAGCGGGCGATGTGCGAGGAGCCGCGCGCATGACCAAGATCCTGGAGTTCTTCGCGGGGCCCCTCGGCAAGTGGGTCGTGATCGCGCTCCTCATGGCCGCGGCCGCTGCTTTCGGCGCGGCCAGGATGCACGCCCACGACCAACAGAAGCTGGACGCGCTCACCGCGGAGCACAACAAGTTCGTGGGCGGCGTGGCCGCCCTGGGGGAGGCCGCGAGGAAGCGCGCGGCGGACGAGGCCGAACGCGGCCGCAAGCTGAAGGAGCAGACCGATGAAGCGAACCGCCTGGCTCATGCTCGTGATCGCGCTGCTATCGAGCGGCTGCGCGCTGACGCGGCAGCCCGAGATTCCCGTGGCGGTTCAGTGTCCGCCGCCCCCGCCGGCTCCCGCTGTCCTGACGACCAGGTCTGCTTCGACCGGTCCGAGTATCAGCGAGCGCTTGGAGAGTTCGATCGCCGAGCGCGACGACTCGCTGACGAAGGCACGGCGGTAACGACCGACCTCGACACCGCAGCCCGCTGGGCGCAGGGCCGATGACCACCATCGCCTGCAACCGGCACGAGATGGCCGCCGACACCCGCGTGACGTGGGACGGCGTCGGCACGGACGTCTACACCGCCTGCAAGCTCTACGTCGGACGCAACGCCGTGTACGGCGTGACGGGCGACAACTGCGCGGGCGCGATCCGCGCGATCGAGTGGCTGAAGGGTGACCGCAACCCCGAGTCGAAGCCCCAGCCGCCGGAGTACGACCACGACTGGGACTGGAAGGTCATCGAGCTCTCGCCCGGCGGCATCGCGATCTACAACGAGCTCCTCGAGCGCGAGGTGACCGAGGAGGACGTCCTCGCGGTCGGCAGCGGCCGCAAGGTCGCGCTGCACTGCATGCTCCACGAGACGCCCCGCAAGTCGCCCGCCGAGGCGGTCATGGCGGCGTGCCGCGTGGACCACTACAGCAGCGTGCCGATCTACCGCGTGCGGCTCGACACGCTGAAGCTCGAGCGGTGGAAGCCGGCGCCCCGCCGGCGCGTCGTCGCGAAGCCCGCCGGAGGTACGCCCTGAAGCCGCGCTGCCCGGCCTGCGGCAAGGGCCTCGTGAAGGGCGGCAACGCCCGCGGCAAGCAGCGCTGGAAGCACAGCGGGCCGGCCCTCGCCGCCTGCAAGTGGCACGGCACGATCCCCGTCGGCGTCGAGGTCGCGCAGGCGAAGGGCGTCGATCCGCGCGCCAGCGCACAGCTCCACCGCCAGCTCCGCGAGGACGACCGCAAGGTCCGCCGCTACGTCGTGACGGCGGCGCAGAACGCGACCCCTGTGCACGCCGCCTTCCTTGGCGCCCTGCACACGTACTGCCGCGTGAACCGCGCGCAGCTGATCGTCATCCCATACCGCTACAAGAACCCGACCAGCCGCTGGTCGGAGGCCGCGCAGGACGACGACTGGTGGGCCCCGGAACTGGCTCCTTACCTCCTGGATCGCAGATTGGAGGTGAGCAAGAACCTCGTCATCCTCGGCGACATCAAGACCCAGCCGACGGCGTCGTCGCCGCTCGAGGGGTTCGACACGCTGACCGGCGGCAAGAGCGCGGTGATCGGTCACCCGAAGCTCGAGCTCACGACCGTGCCGACGCCGCAGCAGAAGCTGCCGAAGATCCTCACGACGACGGGCGCCGTGACGGTGAAGAACTACATCCCGTCGAAGGCCGGCAAGAAGGGCGAGCACCACCACACGTTCGGTGCCGCTGTGCTGGAGTGCGTGGGCGACGTCTTCCACCTTCGGCAGCTGAACGCCGTGCGTGACGGCAGCTTCCAGGACCTCACGACGGTGTACCGCGCCGACGGTCACGGGCCCGGCGAGGTGGTGGCGATCTCCCTGGGGGACGAGCACGAGGAGTTCGTGTGCCCCCCCACGGTCGAGGCGACCTACGGCAAGGGCGGCATCATCGACACGCTACGGCCGAAGTACGTGGTCCACCACGACGTGCACGACTTCTACGCGCGCAACCATCACCACCGCGGCGAGGTCTTCATCAACTTCGCCAAGCACCACGCGGGCGCCGACAACGTCGAGCGCGCGCTACGCAAGACCTTCGACTACATCGACCGCAACACGCGGCCGTGGGTCACGAACGTGTTCGTGCCGTCGAACCACCCCGACGCGCTTGCGCGGTGGGTGAAGGAGGCGGACCCGAAGTCCGACCCCGAGAACGCCATCTTCTGGGCGCGCACGTTTGTCGCCATGTGCGAGGGCGCGAAGATGGGCGAGGGCGGCGCCAGCACGATCGACCCGTTCGCGTGGTGGGGCCAGCAGATGCTCCGCACGTCCGCGCAGGCGCGGTTCCTGCGGCGCGACGAGAGCTTCGTCGTGCTCGGCATCGAGCTCGGCATGCACGGCGACAAGGGCCCCAACGGCGCGCGCGGCGCGCGGGACTCGTTCGGCAAGATCGGCGTGAAGTCCGTGGTGGGCCACTCGCACTCGCCTGGCATCCGCGACGGTTGCTACCAGAACGGCACCATGTCGAAGTTGCGGCTGGAGTACAACGGCGGCCCGAGCTCGTGGCTCAACACCCACACGGCGGTGTACGGCAACGGCAAGCGCAGCCTCATCAACGTCATCGAGGGGGCGTGGCGCGCATGAAGGTCATCTACCAGGCCCTGGCCGTCTTCTCCGCCATGGTGGCGCTCGACATCGTGTTCGCGCTCTACGTCATCGAGACGGCCCGCCAGAGCGCGGTCCTCGCGTCCACGTACGCGGCTCTGATCCAGGTCTTCAACATCTTCGTGGTCCGGTCCTTCATGTCCGACCGCCGCCTCGCGATTCCCTGCGTGGCCGGCGCGTTCGTCGGCACGTGGCTCGCGATCACCTTCATTTAGGACGACAACATGCCCGACGTGAACGGCAACCTCCAGCCCGGCGATCCCGGCTACGTCCCGCCCTCGGGCCAGACCTCCGGCGCCGGCCTGATGAACACCACGGCATCGCCGCCGGCCGTCTCCACGGCGCCGGCCGCGCCGCCGTACACGCCGATCAACCAGCCGACGGCGCCCGCCATGACGGCCGCCGTGCCCGCCGACAAGACCGTGTCGGGCGGCATCGAGAGCCTGATCTCGAAGAGCTCGCCGCTCATGCAGCAGGCCGAGGCGCGGGCCGCGCAGAAGATGAACGAGCGCGGCCTCCTCAACTCGAGCCAGGCCATCACGGCAGGCCAGGCCGCCGTGATCGACGCCGCCACCCCGATCGCGACGGCGGACGCCAACCAGGCCACGCAGATCGCGCTCGCCAACCAGCAGGCCGCCACGCAGAAGTACACGTCGGACCTGTCGTCGAACACGCAGCTCCAGGCGCAGCAGGTCGACAACTCCTTCAAGATGGCCTTCCAGCAGGCCGACGCTCAGTCGAAGCTGCAACTGCAGGCCGCGCATGACGAGGCGAGCAAGGTCATCGCCAACACCGAGGCGAACTACAAGACGCTCATGCAGACCAGCTCGAGCGCCGCCGACGTCTACAAGGCCACGATCGCCGCGATCAGCCAGATCTACGGCGACGCGTCGATCGACGCGGCCGGCAAGGCCCGCGTGATCAACAACCAGCTCTCGATGATGACGCAGCAGCTGAACCTGATCGGCAGCGTGAACGGCGTCGACCTGTCGGGGCTGACCAACTTCGGGACGATGAGCCCGTAACATGGCATTCACCCGCGGACAGCAGGATCCCGAGTCCGGTCTCTACAGGTGGACCGACGGCAGCGGCGCCGAGAAGTGGGCCGGTGCGGACGGCAGCTACGCCGCAGACGACCGGACGGCCAACGTGAACGACGCGCCCGCGCCGAGCTACGGTTCGCCGTGGGCGAACGACAAGACCGGCTGGGACCCCGCGAACGCTGACGCGCTCTTCGACAAGTACGCGCGCTCGGAGGCGGGCGCGGTCGGGTCGCAGACACTCGCCGCGTTGCGCGAGCACGGCGTCTCGGACCAGGCCGCGATCGACGCGCTGTGGAAGGGCGCCAGCGAATCGGCCAACCCGAACTGGGCGGGCGGCTCGCCGACGGGGATCATGCGCGGGATCTGGCAGCACGCGGGCATCCTCGACAAGGTCGACAGCGCCCAGCTGCGGGCCGCGCAGGGTAAGGAAGACCACGACATCTGGGCCGGCCAGCAAAAGAACGGCGACGACTTCGGGTTCGGCGGCGTGCTGGGCCTCGCGGCCCTCGCGGCTGGCATCTACTTCGGCGTCGGTGCCGCCGGCGGGGCGATGATGGGCGCCGGTGAAGGCGCCCTCTCTGCCGCCGAGTTCGCCGCCAACGCGGGTGTCGGGCAGGCGGCCCTGGAGCCGTCGCTTCTCCAGACCGTGGCCTCGAAGTTCACGCCGGAGAACATTGCCACGCAGGCCGCCAAGCAGGTCGTGTCGAGCGGCGTGATGAGCGCGCTCGCTCCGGAGCCCAGCGGCCTGATCCAGCGCGCCGGCACGTACGGCTACAACCCCGCGTCGGTCAGCGCGCCGACCACGGGCGCCGGCGACGTCCCGACGTTCGCGTCGGCGCTCAACCGCTTCCAGCCCATCTTCAACAGGACGGCCTAACATGCCCCTCGACGTCAACCCGTTCGACTTCTGGGGCGAGGGCCCCGACGCGACGGTGAACCCCGCGAGCACGGAACCTCTTCCGGCGTGGACCCAGGCGGACACGCCGGCTCCCGATGCGCCGGCTCCCGATGCGCCAACGTACATCCCGAACGGAGACCCGATGGGGATGTACAGCCGCCAGGTCAACGACTTCTACAGGACTTTCGGTGGTGCCCCGAACGAACCGGCGTTCCAGCGCAACCTCGCCGACACCAGCCCGACGGGCACCGACGTGCGCGGCGCCGGCCCCAAGCCCACCGACACCGGGGGCGGGGTCTTCGACTCGATCCGCAAGTTCTTCGGGTTCAGCGACACGGCGGAGGGCCGCAACGCGTCCGCGGCGGCCGTCGCGGGTGGCATCTCCTCGCTCCTCGGCGGGGCCACCAGGGGCATCCTCGACGCGCCGAAACGCGAAGCGGAGATCGCGGCGCTGCGCTCCCGCTCGAAAGTGGATGACGCGGCCGCGGCCGTCGCGCAGAGAAAGCTGGACAACCAGGCCGGCATGTCGGGGCTCGCCCTGAACCCTGCGCCTGGCCTGCTCGGCTTCCGCGCGGCGCCGATCGTGCCGATCAAGACGAGGACCCCGTGATGGACGACAAGAACCCCCAGATGCCGCCCGCCGACGCCGCCGCCGCGCGCAAGGTCGTGATGGGCTGCCAGAAGATCCTCTTCGACAAGTCCACCTTCCAGTACCTGAAGGCGGGTCTCATGTCGAAGCAGCCCATGCCGGTGAAGCTCGCCAGCAACACGGTCGGCGTGATGAAGCTCTTCGCGGACCGCGTGCAGGGCGAGATCCCGCGCCAGGTCCTGCTGCCGGCCGGCGCCATGCTGATCCTCGACGTCGCGAAGTTCGTGCACGAGGCGGGCTACGGCGACCCCACGAACAAGGACATCAGCGATGCGAAGTCGCTCCTCGAGCAGCTCCTCGTGAGGGCGTTCCCGATGAAGGCCGCCGGCGCTCCGGCGCCTGCCGCACCGGCTCCCGCGGCCGCGCCGCAGGCCGGCATGATCGGAGGTTAGTGATGGGACTCCTCAGTGCAGCCGCCGTCGGAGGCGCCGCGGCGCTCGGCGGGTTCGGTGCCGACGTCGCCGAAAAGAACATCCAGAGCCTGATCATGGAAGACCGCATGAAGCGGCTCGAGGAGCACCGCGTCGCCACGCAGGAGGCGGCCACCATCCGCGGCGAGCAGCGCAAGATCGCCAACGATGCGACCGTGCGCGAGCAGGTCTTCCAGGAGACGAAGGCCCGCGCGCCCGAGCTCCGGCAGATCAAGGTCGACGACGCCATGGCCGTCGCGCAGGCCGAGATCAAGCTGAAGACCGACCCGAAGAACGTCGAGCTGATCGCCGCCGCGGACGCCGCGAAGGCGAAGTACGCCGCCGTCGCCGCGAAGGACCTGCAGGCCGAGCTGCTGAGCGACCCAAAGTACCTCGCCAACATGAAGGCCGTCCTCCAGGTCGAGCACCCCGAGCGGTTCGCTGCCGCCGCGGCCAGCGCGGCCAACGCGGCGAAGGCGCGGTTCGAGCTCGAGACCGCGAAGGATGTCCGCGAGGCGCGGCTCGACCTCGCCGCCGCGCAGAACGCCGGCGACCCGGACCGCGTCAAGCAGGCCCGCGACATCCTCGCGGCGCTGGAAGGCACGGCCGGCCGCGCGCAGCAGACCGCCGACGCGTCGATCATCGAGACGTCGCGCAAGATGCTCGACACGCTCGAGCGCGACATCACGTCCCGCGAGACGAACATCCGGCAGTCGAAGACCGACATCGCCGCGGACCCGAACAGCGCCGAGTCGAAGGCCAAGGCGTCGAACCTCGCGCGCATGGAGCGCGAGCTGGCGGGCCTTATGAAGGAGCGAGACCTCGCGCGCGGCAACGTCAAGACGCTGCTCGATAACTACCAGCGCGAGTACGGTGCCCGCACGAAGCCGGCCGGCCTCGCCGAGACGCCGAAGCCCGACGCCGCGGCACCGGCCGCGGAGGCCAAGCCGGCGATCGAGTACGAGCGCGGCCCTGACGGCAAGCTGCGTCCGAAGCAGACCCAGAAGTAGCGAACAAGGAACCCCGCCCTCATGGCGAAGGAAGTCAAGCTCCCCGACGGCACGACCCTCTCGTTCCCCGACGACGCGACGATCGACGAGATCACCGCGGCGGTCAATTCGCCGGAGGTCGAGAAGCTCACCGTCAAGCCGTACGATGACGCCGAGGCCGCCCGGCCGGCGCGCATGACCGTCGGCCTGACCGGCCAGGTCCGCAAGGCCGACGACATCACGCCGGTCGCGCCGACGGAGCCCGCGCCGGAGCCCAAGGGCAGCCTGATCAACCCCGTCACCGGAGGCACGGAGCGCGGCGACCAGGGCGAGTTCTCGCGGGGCTTCGAGTCCGGCGTGTCGGGCGCGCACCAGATGGGCGCCGCGGCCGGCATGACCGCCATGACGTCGGCGCTAGGCAGCCTGACGAAGCGGCTCGAGCTCTACGACGCGGTCGACGCCGGCAAGTGGGACGCGAAGTCCGCCGCCGAAGCGCGGTTCAAGAAGGGCCGCCTCGGCGCCACGCCTTCGGACGCCGAGCAGCGCGCCCAGCTGTACGCAGCGGCGGGCCCCGAGCGGCGCGCCGAAATGCGCGACGAGGAGCTGCGTTCGGTCGCCGACCACGCAGAGGTCCGCGACGCGCTCAAGGAAACGTGGGACACATACTCGGCCCACATCCAGACGACCACCGGCGCCACGCCCAACCTCACCGACGTCAAGGATGTCCAGGGGTTCACGGACTGGCTGGCGTTCAACGTCGGCCAGGGCATCCCGTACATCGCGGCCAGCACCATGACGGCGGCGCTGGGCAGCGCGGTCGGCGGACCCGCGGGCGCCACGGCGGCGCTGATCGCGTCGGGCACCGGGATGGGTGTCGGCGACATCTCGAGCGAGCAGCTCGAGAAGGGCCGCGAGATCAACGCCGAGCGGGCCACGGCGTTCGCCGTGCCGTACGGCGCGCTCGACATGCTCGGACCGGCGGCGCGCGCGTTCCGCGGCGTGTCGGGCCCCGCCGCCGAATCGGTGGGCAAGGGCTTCGCCGACTGGCTCAAGCGCACCGGCAAGGAGGCCGGCAAGTCCTCCTTCGAAGAGTTCTGGAACGAGAGCGGCCAGGAGTTCCTGAAGGACGCCGCCCTCGCGCAGAAGGGCGAGCCCCTGCTCACCGAGGAGGCGGCCCTCCGCTGGTTCAACGCCGGCGCCGCCGGCGCGGCCGCGGGCGGCACGACGAGCGTGGCGACCTCCGCGGCCGCCGACGCGCGCGGCCTGATCTCGCGACCGAAGCCCGCCGAGGAGCGCGCGCAGGTCATCGCCGAAGAGCTCGAGCGCGCCGTCAACACGACGGAGTTCGCGCAGTCCGCGGAGTCCATCGCGGTCGGCCTGCTCAACCCCGCCGGCGCCAGCATGCGCGCCACCGTCGCCCCGGTCCTCGAGGCGACCAGCACCGACGAAGCCATCGCGGCCGCAACGGCCGCCGCCACCGGCCAGCCCACCCCCGTCTCGACAACGCCCGCAGCAAGTGCTACGCTCGCCGGTACGGCCACGCCTTCCGTGGCCGACGAGCAGCTCTTCACGGATGGAGCGAACGATGACAACGCTGAAGCACCCGGGTCAGATGCACCGGCACTTCCTGGAGCCGAAAGAACCCAGCGCGAGCGCACCGACCAGTTCAACGCCGGCCAGCTCCTGCGGAACGTCAACGACTTCGACCTCGACGCCGACGGAAACGGGACCTTCGAGGGGCGGCCCTTCGTCGTCGTCGACCCGGCCCGATTCCCCGAGGATACCGGTGGCGGAGATCGACGCATCACGAGGAGCCAAGCCGCAGCGATAGAGGAGCTGTACGCGAAGAGCGGCAAGAGGGTCATCTTCTACGGTGACCACGCGCAGTTCCCCGACGGGTTCCTGAACCAGCACCAGTCGCACGACGTCGTCTTCATCTCGGACAGCCCGCAGAAGGCTGGCGGGTTCGTAGCCGCGCACGAGTTCACTCACGCCCTCGACACCATGCCGGACCTTGCGGACGCCGTCCGCGCCGTCGTCAACCGCGAGATCACCGCCGACGGCATCGACATGATGCAGAAGCGGCACGGGCTGAAGTTCCCGAGCGACCCCGTCGCGCAGCGTGCGTTCCTCGTGAAGGAGGCCGCGGCCGACCTCGGCGGCTGGGCGCTCAGCGATCCGCAGTTCCTACCCAAGGTGGTCGAGGAGGTGCGCGCGCGGCAGGGCGACGAGGCGGCGACGGGCGTCGTGAAGAAGCTCCTCGGCGCCATCACGAAGGCGATCAAGGCGGTCCAGCGGATCTTCCGCCAGGAGCCCGACCTGTCGGCCAAGGTGGTCACGAACCTCGAGGCCGTGCGCGACGCGCTGGCGAAGCTCTACGGCGCCCAGTACAGCTCGCAGATCGAGATCGAGAAGGCGAAGCTGGAGGGGCTGCGGAGGAAGAACGGGCCCGCGTACGAGGTCTACGACTCCGCGACGGGGCGCGCCGTGCCCGGCCGTCGGTACCCCGAGCGGTCCCGCGCGGAAATCGCGGCCGGCACGGAGAACCTGAACGAAGGCACCCGGGCCCGGTACAAGGTCCGCGAGGCCGACGTCACCAAATCCCCGAAAGTTGCAAACGCTAAGCGAGAGGAGTACGCTGGCAGCCATGGACAAGATCAGCGAACTGCTGGACCCCAGCTACAAGGCGACGAAGACCTACACCGATCTGTTGCGGGAGGGCGTCCCGCAGAAGGGTGGGCTCGCGCTACTCGCATCCGCCGAGGCGACGGCCAACCCCTCGCCGTCTATCGAGGCGCTGCAGCTGCCCTCGCGCCCGAGCACTTCGAGCTAGGCGCGCTCGGCCGCGCGAGCGGCAACGCCTCCAGCGGCCTGGGGGTCTGGTTCACCGTCTCGGCCGCCGAGGCCGACACGTACGGCGAGCGCGAGGCGTTCTTCCTCGACATCCGCAAACCCTTCGTCATCCGCGTCGAAGATCTGCCGGGCTTCGAGAGCGTCGAGGCGGCGCACCAGTGGCGCGAGGGCCTGCGCGCGGCCGGCCACGACGGCCTCCTCGTCACTGCCAAGCACCTCGGCGGCAGGGTCCACGTCGTGGCGTTCGACGTCCAGCAGGTCGTGCGGCCGGCCGACGACATCACGAAGTCGCGCAAGGAGTCCGGCGACGACAGCCTCGAGGCCCACGTTCTTCGCGCCGACAGGCAGGCCCGTACGGAGGGTGCGCGAGCGCGCCTGAACGAAGTCGAGAAGGCCGCGGCCGAGTCGGCTTCGCGGGAGAGCGGGATCCCGGCTCGGGTGATCGAGGCGACCGTTCGCGAGCACAAGCGCGCGCACCCTCAGTCACAAGGCTGGGCGCCTCTCGTCTTCAAAGGGCTGAAGGCCCCGGCCGAGCCGGGGGGTAAGTGGACTTACGAGTACCAGATCGTCCCGTACGCCTTCGACAAAGACAATCGGGGCCGCAGGTTCGAGCCCGGTTCCGACGCATACAAGAGGCGCGTCGAAGGTTTCAGTCAGCGCATCGCCGACGAAGTGCGCGCAATTCACGACCGCGCGCAAAACGGCAACACCGCCGCCCGCAACATCATCCGCCAGGCCGGCTGGTACCGGAACATGCGCGACCGCCTGCGCCGCGAATTCGGCGGCCTGGGCGACCTGTTCGCTGACCTCCTGGGCGCGACCTCCCCGAACACGCCCGTGCGGGACAACTGGTCGAACGCGAGCGACGTCCTCCGCCGCGCGACCCGTGGTGATTTCGACGAGCTCATGCCGAGGTGGGTGGCGTGGGTCGAAAACGTCGAGACCCTCGAGACGATTTTCCGGGGCGTCGTCAATGACATGATCGACCGTGGGCTGACGAAGAAGGCGATCAAGGACTCCGCCGAGTATGCGTGGTGGAAAGCGCAGGTCGCGAAGGCCCGCGAGCTCCCAGAAGACCTGCTCCCGACCAAGGAGTCCGGCAAGAAGTACGGCTTCAACGGTCGCAACGTCGTGCGCGCGCTCGTCGATCTGTGGCGCGTCGTCAAGAACGCTGACCACGACATCGGCCGCGGAGGCACGGCGCCGAAGGCCCTCAACTTCAGCGGCAACCTGATCGGCTTCCGGGAGGGGGCGACGATCGACGTCTGGGCCGCGCGGCTCCTCCAGCGGCTGGCCGGGCTCCTGCGGATTCCGAGCCGCGCGGAGTCTGGCGTGTCTGGCGAGATGCGGGCGTCCGGCGAAACGACCTTGCAATTCGGCTTCGGCCAGGACGTTTTCGCACGCGCGGCCGCGCTGATTCGCCAGGATGCGTCGATGTCGCGCGACGAGACCCTTCGGGCCCTCAACCCCGACGATCTCCAGGCGCTCGTGTGGTTCATCGAGAAGGAGCTCTGGACCCGGAACAACTGGACGTCTGCCGCCGGTGAGGGTGGCTCGTTCGAGTTCGAGGCGGATCTCGCCGGCGTGAAGGACACGGCCAAGGTCGTGGACCTTCGGCGCGTTGCGGACTCGTCCCTCTCCACCCCGGAGCAGCGCACGTCTGCGCTGCGCGAGCTCGACGCGATGAAGCGGCCGCTGTCTCGCATCATCGCCGGCCTTTCCATCCAGCAGTCCGTGTGGACGCAGGGCGTCGACTACGTGCCCACCGACGCGGACATGGCCCGCACGTCTGAGATTTTGACCACCGCGATGTACGAGGGTGGCGCCCGCGCCGTGGTCGGCGTCAAGGTTCTCTCGAGCCAGGGTCGTTACGGCAGCGACATCGAGCGCGCGTTCGACATCGAAGGCGTCTTCATGGACGGCTACGACGCCGGCCCCCTCTGGAAGACCGTGCTCGAAGTCGCTCGCGACCGCAAGCAGGACTCGACCTTCATCTCGCGCGCGCTCTTCGAGTCCGAAGACGTCGACCCCGCGAAGCACGTGCCCGGCCTGGAGATCTACTTCCGAGAAGCCCGAGCGCTCGACAAGGCCGAAGGCATCCTGGAGCAACTCGCCGGTCTCGGCGTCGGCAACTACACGGTCATCGTCGACGCGCGCCGCAGCCCAAGCGCGATCGCCGGCGCCATGCCCGCCGTGGTGGGCGTGCGCTTTCAGTGGATCCCCGAGTTCGACGTCCGCTACGGCGGCCCCGAGGCCGCGCCGGCCACCGACGTGGAGCTCGCGGCGAAGGCTCGCGAGAAGGCAGCGGAGTACACCGATCTCGCAAACGAGGTCAAGACGAAGGTCGCAGGTGTTTCCTACGCCAAGCGCCTCTGGTACGATACTGAAGTCAGGTTCGCCCACGAATATCAAGGAGCCATCGATGCCCTCGCAGATCGAGATGTTGGAGGAGGAAATCCTCGCGGCGGAGAAGCGCCTTGGTCCGGACGCCCCCGTCGTGAAGGACTACAAGCAGCAGCTCGCCAGCATGAAATCGCGAGCCGAGCAGCGAGCGAGCGGGAATCCGCCGCCTCCGAATCCCGTGACGCTGACGATCGGGATGCGGGGCAGGTAACCAAGAGCCCCAAGAGTGGAGAAGAAAATGCCAGCCAGGAGTCCGTGGTCCGCGGAGACGCTCGCCGAGCTGAAGAAGGTCGGCAAGGTGAAACGGGGGACCGTCGAGAAGTCGCTCTTCGAGCAGATCGCGACGCGGCGCTTGCCCGCGTCCCGGAAGGGTTCAGCCGGCAAGTAGGTCCGGCAACGCCGCTCGTCCAGTTCCGGACCGGCGCGCACCCGATCACGATCGTCGGGATCCGCTACGGCAACGCCGAGGGTCTCGCCGCGCTCGACGGCACGAAGTTCGGCACAGGCGCGAAGAGCGAGGAGGCCGCGCGCATTCCGTCGTGGCACCCGCTGAACAAGCGGGTCTACTTCTACGCGCAGACCGAGGACGGCAAGATCCCGCGCAGCGAGCCGGTGGTCACCGCGCCGTACGTCTACCGTTCGGTGCTCGGGAACCTGTATGACTTCGAGACCGACCCCGAGAACCTGATCGAGCAGTGGCGCGCCTTCAAGGCGACGCCGGAGTTCAAGGCCTCGCGCGTCGACCCGTGGACGGCCCTGGAGAACGCCGTGCTGGCCGTCGGGTACGACGGCTACCTGAACCGCCAGGCCGGCGCGCTGGTGGTGATGGGCCGCGACAGTGTGCCCGCGGAGTTCCTCGGCGACCGCGGCGAGGCGTGGCAGGCGATCACGAAGTCCCCCAAGCAGCGCGAGACCGAAGAGTTCAAGCGGTGGGCCGGCGGCGCGGAGTTCATCAGCCGCGAGGGCAGCCTCGCCCACGAGTTTGCCTCCGGCGAGCCGGTAGTCGTGGAGACGCTCCACGGTACGACCGGCAGCTTCACGCGGTTCTCGCGCGACCGTGCGGACCCCGAGGCCGACCTCGGCGCGGGCTTCTATTCGACCAACAATCCGCGCGACGTCGCCGCCAACTACGCCGGCCAGGGTCCCGACCTCACGAACAAGATCATGCGCCTCGTCGAGCGCAACTACAACGACGAGGACCTCGAGGAGGTGGGCGAGGAGTTCGCCCGCAACCAGGCCCGGTTCGAGCTCGGCGTGGAGCACGGCGGGCTCACCATGCCGCTCTACGTGCGGTTCCGCAATCCGGCCGTGCTGGGCGGGCGCCACGAGACGCGCCTCTCGTACGACGATCGCACCCTTGAACGGTTCGCCAACGCGGTCCGCGAGGCGGCCGAAGGCTACGAGGTCTACCGGCTCGAGGACGCGCTCGCCAAGCTGGACGAGGGCCCTCTTCGCGACGCCAAGGTCGTGGTAAGCACGATGGACGCGAGCGACGATCAGGGGATCCTGGTCGGCAGCGAGATCTTCCGCCAGGCCCTCGAGCGGATGGGCTTCGACGGCGTGATCGACCAGACCGTGTCAGACAAGTTCCGCACGATGGACGGCATGGACGAGCGGGGCACGACCCACTTCGTCGCGTTCAAGCCGAACCAGATGAAGAGCGCGATCGGCAACCGCGGCACGTTCAACCGTGGCGACGACATCACGAAGTCCCCCAAGCAGTGGTACTACTCCGCGCTTGCGCGCGCCGTCGAACAGGCGGGCATGAAGTCGGCGCCGGCCAGCGCGTGGCGCGACTGGCTGCGGGGCCAGGTCCAGAAGGGCACCGTCAAGGCCGACGAGCTCGAGTGGTCGGGCGTCACCGACTGGCTCGGCATGCAGCAGGGCAAGGTGACCCGAGACGCTGTCGCTTCGTTCCTCGCGGCCAACGGCGTGCGGGTTGAGGAGGTGGTGAAGGGTAACGCCGCGGGGTTCACCCAGGCCCAGCAAGAAAGGCTCGACGAGCTGGAGAGCCTCCGCGAGCGGACAGACGAAGAGGACGCGGAGCGGCAGGCGCTTATCCGCGCAGAAAACCGGGCCAGCGACGAGCGCGGAGACACCAACCAGACCAGGTTCGGCCAGTGGCAACTGCCCGGCGGCAAGAACTACCGCGAGCTCCTGCTCGTGCTGCCGCAGGCCACGCCGCCGGTGTCGAAGGAAGACCGCATGCTGGCCGCCGGATGGACGGTCAGCGAGTCGCAGGGCACGTGGTCGGTGGTCGACGACAAGGGCAACCTCGTGTCGCAGAGCGGCTCGCGCGAGCGCGCCATCGAGACCGTGCCGGCGGACTGGGTGCCGCAGGTTCCTGCCAACGGCAG